GAACGCGCCGCGCATCTTCGACGAGGAGCCGTCGACGCCGGAGGCCATCTTCGACGCCGAGGACTCGGCCATGGCGGTCTCTTTTTGCAGCTGCTTCGCGTCGCCGGCGAATGTCAGCTTGACTTCGTTAGCCACGGGTCACGTCCAACCCGGCGCCGCGCGCCACGTCAGCGAGAGCACCGTCAAGGGCCTTGGTGACCTCTACGCGCTTGTCAGCGAACGACAACCACACGTACCGGCCCTTCTTGAAGAACGGGCGCACTACCGACCTGCCGGGCCCGGTGCGGCCGCCGAAGTCCAGCCAAGGGAAGTACGGCGCTCGGGACCCGCCGGCCTTGATCCGCGCTTTGTTCTGCGTCGACTGCGACTTGAGCGAGTTCGCGGCCCGCCCCGAGCGCCGCGGGATCCTGGGACGCGCGTCGTCGACGACGATATCCACTACCGAATTGAGCGCCAGGCGGATCCCCTTCGGCAGGTCCTTATCCATCCGCTTGAGACCGGCCCGGAACTCTTTCAGGCCCTCAATCCTGATCGCCTCAGCCACGGTCCCCCCTCATCTATCGGTGCCGGTTCGGTGCTCTCGCGCTCAACTCGGCGAGCTGCTGCCGCTGGGCCTTGCGCGCGTAGTAGGCCTGCCAGTACACGAACTCGCTATTGGACATCTCCACGCGCATTCGCGCCCTCGTCATCGACAGGGCCTTCGCCAGCATCATCTCGAAACTCGACGCCGGGATCGGCCAACATCTCCCTAATCGCGGCCTTGCGCGATCCCTGCAGCATTCCCGAGAGCTGTCCGATACGTTCGGTCACCTTGTCCAGCTCGGCGCCAACGGAGTATTTCTGCCACGCCTTCACCTGCTCGGGCGTCATCTTCGGCGCGATCATGCCCAGCGACACCGTCATCTGCTCCACAGCCGCCACGCCCTTCTGCGCCTGCACGTGCAGCACCTCGTGCCGCGAGAGGCCACGCACGTGCACCTTGACCGGCCCGTCGTCGCTTTCGATCACGACGAAGTCCTCAGGGAATCCTGAGGTCGTGCCCGTCGAACGCTTCGCGGTGAGCGCTTCGGCCGAGGCGATCGGTACCTCGTCGACGTCGAGCTCGATGTGATCGCTCATGCGGACGCTCCGATGATGACCACGTCATAGGTGACCGAGGTCGAGCCGGAGGAGTTGGCGACGTTGAGCAGGTCGCCCGTGGCCGCGGTGACGACGGCGCCGGTCGCGTCCGGCGACGTCCACAGGAACAGGCCGCCCGGCCGGACGACGACACCGTCCCCCAGCGCCAGGAACAGGCCCGGCACGCCGGCGCTCCCGTCCGAGGTGACATTGCAGTTGTTCGTGTTGCCCGAGGCCGCCGCGACCAGGAGGCCCTTCACGCGAGCGAACGTCTGCGTGTCCCCCAGGCCGTTCACCAGGACGCCGGCCAGGTCCAGGTCCTCGTCCGCCGAGGCCGACAGGGTCCGCGTGTCGTGCCACATCATGTCCGCCTGGTTGGCGCCGGTGCCCGAAGTGAGCGTCGTCCGCTTGGTGTAGGACAGCGGGTCGGTCGCCGTCGACAGGTCCAGGGCGTCGGTCAGCGTCCCTACCAGCGTGGTAACGAATTTCGTGGTCAATGCCATGGTGGGGTTCCCTACTGATTGGCTTCGACGAGGTCGTCAGAGAGTTCCAGCGACGCGGTCCATTGGATGTAGTCGTCGATGGGTGAGGTCTCGACGTAGTTCTGCACGAGCACGTCGACGGTCTCCTGTGGCAGGCCCGATCCCGTGCCCTCAGGCCGGCGGATGAGCTCGACGACGGTCCCGACCATGGGCCTGATGACGTCGTGCGGGCCGGCCGTCGTGTTGTCGTACCACCCGCCGATCGAAGCCGACCCGTCGAGGAGGCCGCCTTGCTTGACCTTGGCGTCCTTCCCGTACGTCGTGAGGTCGTGCGAGGTCGCCGACTGTTCCAGGCTTGAGGCGTTGCAGTACGCCGAGATGTCGTTCCCGCCCAGAGAGATATAGGTGTCTTTCGAGTGTGCGAATGCCATAACTGGCCGCTCCCTACGATGTCGAGGTCGAACAAGGCGGCGACGTAGTCGACGCCGGCGATCGTGACGACGTCGAACTCGACGCCGGTCACCCGAACCTGATCGAACGCCGTATACGCGGGCAGGTCCTTCGACTCCAGTACCCGCTTGAAACTGGAGGGTCCGTCGCCGTCGACGTATACCGACAACAGCTCCCGCGAGGCCCGGTCGTTCGCCCGGCCGACGACGGCCACCACGGGCAACGCGATCCGGTCCATACCCCTCTGATACGTCCCGTCATAGGCGTACGTGTCGGGATAGGACACGACGGCCGCCGGGACCGCGACCTGGTCAGGCGGGAACGCGTACGTACGCAGGTCCTTGATCGCCTCCAGTCGCTGCGCTACGTCATCCATCACGTCGGAGAGGATCATGCCGCCCCCCACCAGCGCCGATAGGTGCCGATCACGACGGCCACGTCAGGGTCCAGGCGGGCTAGAAGCCGCATCTCGGATCCCTCGTCCGGTGAGCCGGCGATCCCGTACGGGGACCCCCGGCGCGTCTGGAACCGGTTGGTCTGCATGAGCGTCGCCTGCACGATCGGGTCGGGCACCGCCGACCATCCCCATGATGCGGTGAACGCCGCCTGGTCACGTAGGCCGGTCGGGAGGTACGCCGAGGTCGGTCGAATCACCATGCGTTCCCAGGGCCGGCCCTTCGCCGCGGCGTTCCGCGGCTCGAGCACGTAGTCGTCGATCGCGCCGAGGTCGGTGCCGTCGACATCCTGCAGCTGCGGATCGAACCCGGTCGTCGTCTGCAAGTCGTCGAAGTCGACCACCCACCGCGAGCGGCGCCGATCCCAGTACGGCGTATAGAAACGCTCTTCGACCGACCCGACCAGCCCGAATTGCCGGTTCGCGGCCCGGTCGACGGCGCGCGAAGCCGCAGTCACGTCCAGGGCAAGGAACTCGTCGTCGACGGTCGAGGAGTGCCGCGTGACGTACTCGCGCGCCTGCGCCAGCGTCGCGTAATCCGGGGCCCAGGACATGACTCACCTCCCTACGCGTTCGAGGGGACCGCAAGCACGACACACGACACGTGGTAATCGTCGGTGGTGCCCTGCATATCGGCGGAGCAGCGGATCCAGGGGCGGCCCGGCTGCACCTCCACAGCGATCACGAGCGTGTCTTCGGTGACCGCACCCACCAGGGCGCCGTCGATCACGTGTGTCGAGGCGGTGGCCGGGGTGCCAATGCTTCCCCCGTCGTCGGGAGCGTCATACACGGCCCAGGTCACCGCGTCGGTGGTCTGCCCGGTCGCGGCCCGGCCCGCGAAGACGATCAGGATGCGGTCGCCCGGGTCGTAGCTCGCCTCCGCCGCAAGGTTGATGTCGTCGGGTGTCCCGAAGTCGAAGTCGGTCTCTGTGGCGTCGGTCAGGATCAACGTGTCCACGCCAAGCACTTTCATGCTGGCCATGTCCCAACGGATCGTTGTTGCCATTGGATCGCCCCTTACGTGTTGTTCTGCAGGATGACGTACGAATTGCGGTTCTGAATGTTCCCGTCCGCTCGCTCCCACGCCGTGAACTCGACCTCGCCGTGCTTGGCGCGGCTGTAGGGGTCGACGACGATCGTCAGGGAGGCGACGCGGCGGATCACGTACGACTCCCGGAAGTCGCCGTAGGCGATCGGGAACGTGTCGCCGGCGGACGAGAGTGTCGGCATGGCCTCGTCGAGGATCACGCCCGAGCCGAGGAGGAGCCGCTTCGGCTTCTCACTGATCCCGGCCGTCGAGTCCTGGACGAGCGGCCGGCCGTTCGTGTCGACGATCAACCGCACCTGCGACCAGGTGTTCTTGTTCATCAACCACTTGGCGCCCGGCTCGTACGACTCGTCGAGGAGGTCTTGTGTGTCCACCAGGTCCTCATAGTCGAGCGTGTCGGCCGTGTCGAGGTCCCGGTCCGCGGTCAGGCTGGAAGCCACGATGCCCTTCGGCTGTCCCACGCCGTTCCCGGTGACCCAGTGCGCGGCCTGGGCGCGCGCGATGCGGGTACCGAGCGCGCGGGACACGAGGGCCTGGACGTCGAATGCGGAATCCTGCAGGAGCTCGACGGGGACCCGCAACGGCAGGTTCGAGCCGGCGCCGGCCGAGGTGTACTTGTAGGCGCCCAGCGCGACCGTGCCGAAGACCAGGTCGGCGCCGCTCGCGACGGACGCGGACTCGGCGGTGATGGCACCGGTGTTGCTGGTGTCGTCCAGGGTGGGGTATTCGATGTTGTTGCCCGTGGACGTCGTGATCGGTTCGGCTTCGGCCGCGAAGCCGCCGAACGCGACCATGCGTTCGACGATCTTCTGCCGGAAGCCCGGCGGGACCATGTAGCCGCCGGCGGAGCCGGTCCCCTCCCCCTGGGCGTTCGACACCCTCAGGCTCGACAGGTCAGCGTTCGGCATCCCGGTGCGCAGGTAGTTGTCGTACGCCTTTTCCAGGCCGTCGTCGACGCGCTGGGACGTGTCGGCGTAGGGCACGTTCGCCGGCATGTTGTACGCCTGGTTGCGTGCCCGGAGCTGCGCCGAGGCGTTCGTCTGCTGCAGCTCGTCCTCGAGCTTTTCGTAAGCCGTGATCTCGTCGGGCGTGAAGTTCCGCTTCTTGCCCTTGGCGTCGACGGCGGCGTCCATGATCGCCGCCATGTCCGCCTGGATGTCCTCAATGGTCCTCATGCGTGCATCCCTAGTGTCACGCGGGCACGTGCCCGCAGTAGCTGTGAGGCCCGGTCGGCGGGCCCGCCGTCGTCCTCGTCCTCGTCCTCGTCGGCGCCGGCGATCGTGTCGGCCAGGCCCGATTCGACGGCCGCGGCCGCCGAATACCACGTGGTCGCCTTCATGGGTTCCCTCCAGTCGGCGACGGTGCCGCCGGCGCGGTCGGCGTAGATCTCGGCGATCATGTCCGAGAGGTCATCGAGGAGGTTCAACATCTCGCGGTGCTCGGCGGGCCCGCCGATGGTGAAGCCCTGGGCGTCATGAATCATCATCCGCGCCGGCTTCGCGATCGTGATCGTGTCGCCGGCCTGGGCAATGAAGCTCGCCGCCGAAGCGGCGATCCCGTCGATGCGCACGTCGACGCGCGCCGTGTGCTGCTGCAGCGCCGTATAGATCGCCACCGCGTCGAAGACCAGGCCGCCAGGCGAGTTCACCCGCAGGTCAATGGCGGGCGCCGAGATCTCGGCCAGGGCCTTCACGAAGTCGGCCGCGTTCACATCCCCGTACCAGTCGGAGATCGCGCCATAGATGAACACCTCCGCACGGTCGGTGTCCTCGTTCGTGATCCGCCAGGACCCCGCCGCGGCCGGTGACCGGTCGGCACCACGGACGCGCTTCGCCGCGCTCGCCAGGCCCTGTGCGTGGCAGGCCAGCGCCGTGAGTTTCGCGGTGTCGATCATGCCGGCGCCCCTTCGGGTTCGGGTTCGGCCGGCGCCGTCGGTTCGACGGCCGGCGCGGTGTCGGTGCGCAGCTGGTCGCCGCCTTCGATCGTGTCGAGGCCGAGCTTCTTACGGCCCTCGTTCGGTGTTATGAGACCGGCCTTGACCTGGGAAATCACGAGCGGAATGAGTTGTTCGTGCGCGGGCTGCAAGATCTCGCCGTAGTCGTAGCGGACGAACCGCGGCTGCGCCAGCACGCGCGAGATGCGCTGCTCGATGCGCTTCGTGTGCGGCTGGAACGTGAAGCGGGCCAGGCCCCGGTTCTGCTCGGCGACGCCGGTCCCCCAGGACGTCTGCTTCTCTGTCTGCGACAGGTGAATCGGGAGCAACCCGAACCACCTGGCGACTTCTTCGACCTCGAACACGCGCGATTCAAGGAACTGCGCGTCGGCAGAGGTCATTGTCCAGGGCGTGAACTTGAGCTTGCGGTTGATCACCGCGATCTGGCCGGCGTTCTCCCAACCGGAGACTTTCCGGTCGACCTGGGCCTTGATCTCTTTCGCCTCGTCCTCGTCGAAGTCCTCGTCAGGCGTGACCATGCCCGAGATCATGGCGCCGTTGGAGAACATGCGGGCCGCGGCCCGGTCAGCGGCAATCGACTTGCCGAAAGAATTGCGCGCCACCCACAACGCGGAATAGCCGCGTAGCCCGTCCGAGGACGGGCCGGGAATGTGCACCATGGTCGATTCGTCGAACGTCGTCAGTCGGCCGTCGTCGGTCGTCACACGGAACAGCTTTCGGCCCGTGATCCGGTTCCCTTCGGTCAGTTCCCATTCGGGCGTGACCGCCATGGGATGGAACGGCACCAGGCCGATGATCGCGCCGGCGCCGTTGAACACCTTCGCCAGGTACGCGTTCCCGTGGAGGAGCCCGTGCCACAGGAGGGTTTCGGTCCATTCGAACGGCGTCAAGTCCGACACGGGGCCGGCGGGCCGCTCGTCGAGGAAACTCGTGACCTGTGTTGTCCGTTCGGCGTCGATGGTGCGCATCGTCTGCAGCGGTAGGCCGGCGATCGAACCGGCGATCAGGTTCACGGCCCGCCAGACCGAGGAGACGCCGATAGCGGAATGCTCGGACACTTCGACGCCGGCGTCCGAGGGGCCGGCGCCGAACAGTGCCGCGAGTCTCGGATCACTGATCGAGTAGGTCGCGTTCTCTGGCCGTCGACTCCAAGGCCACCTCATAGGCCATACCCTAGCAGTGAACGAGCCTATTTCTCGTACGCGAGTACGTGCCTTTTGAAGGGCGGTAACGAACATGGGCGAGCTACGCGAAAGACTCGACGAAGCCCTATCTGTGACAGCTACGTCTGATTTGGACGGTGCGGCGGTGGCCCTCGCACGGGCCTACGCCGACGCCATCGACGACGGCGGGCCCGAGGCGTTGAAGGATCTGGGCTCTCGCCTACTGACAACCCTTGACGCCCTGGGCATGACGCCCCTGGCGCGTATGACCGTGAAGCGGGGGACCAGTGGCGGACTCGTTGCCGATACCGGCGGTACCGAACTGGAACGGCGCCGCGCCAAGCGCCGTACTCGGATGCACAACGCCGAGGATCTGGACGCCACCGCTAGTGGAGTTGACACCTGAGACAAGCTTCGGCTTCGACGTGATCGAGTTCGCCGAGGACATCGGGATGCCCCTGGACCCGTGGGAACAGTGGGCCGTGATCCACCTGGGCGAATTGCTACCGGACGGTAGGCCTCGCTTCCGTATCGTCCTGATCCTCGTCGCCAGGCAGAACGGCAAGACGTACCTCGCGAAGGTCCTCTCGCTGTACTGGTTGTTCATTGAACAGGTCCCGCTGGTCCTGGGCACGTCGACGAACCGGGACTACGCCAAGGCCGTATGGCAGGAGCTGTGCGAGTACGTCCAGGCGAACGAACTGTTGTCGGCCGAGCTCGGCCCCAAGCCCGTATGGTCGGCGGCCGGCTCCGAACAACTGGTGACGGCCGCCGGCTCCCGCTACAAGATTGCCGCGACGAACAGGCGGGCCGGCCGCTCCCTCACCGTGCATCGGCTCATGCTGGACGAGCTGCGCGAACACCAGCACTGGAACGCCTGGAACGCGGCCACCAACGCGATGAACGCCGTACGCGACGCCCAGGCGATCGCGATCTCCAACCAAGGCGACGACACCTCCGTAGTCCTGGATTCCCTGCACACCTCTGCCCAGGAGTTCATCGAGACGGGCCGCGGCGACGCCCGCCTGGGCCTCTTCGAGTGGTCCTCGCCCAGGGGCGCCGACCCGACCGACCTGCAAGCGCTCGCCATGGCGAACCCGAACCTGGGATACCGCATCGACCCCGACGCCCTGATCGGCGCCGGCATGAGAGCCAAGGCCGCCGGCGGTAAGGAGCTCGCCGGGTACCGCACCGAAGTCATGTGTCAGCGCGTGCACCTCCTTGACCCGGCCGTCGACCCCGACGCGTGGGAAGCGCGCGGCACCGACCAGCCCGCCGACCTCGCTATCCCGGCGCACCGGCGCCGCGTCGCGCTGTGCGTCGACGTCGCCCTGGACGGGACTCACGCGACGCTCGCGGCGGCGGCCGTGCTCGACGACGGGCGCGTGCACCTCGAGGTCGTCGCGGCCTGGGACGGCTTCGGCTGTACCAAGGCCCTGCGCTCCGACCTGCCGGGCCTGGTAGCGCGGTTGAAACCTCGCGTGATCGGCTGGTTCCCCGCCGGGCCCGCGGCCGCCGTCGCCGCCGACCTCGCCGACCGAGGCCACCGCGGGTGGCCACCGCGCCGGGTCGCGATCGAGGAGATCAAGGGGGACGTGGCGCCGGTGTGCATGGGTTTCGCCGAGGCCGTCGACGCCGGCGACGTCGTGCACCCGCAAGACGACATGCTGGACCAGCACGTGGGCGCGGCACAGCGGCTGTGGCGCGGGGACGTGTGGGTGTTCGGGCGCAAGGGCGCGTCCCCGATTGACGGCGCCTACGCCGCGGCCGGCGCCGTCCACCTCGCGCGGACGCTCCCGCCGGCGCCGTCCGGCCTCGCCGTGCTCTAGACGCCGGCGTCGTCGAGGACGCGGACCGTCGCGCACGGGTAGGCGACGCCGGTCTTTTCCCTGTGCAGGAGATCTCGCAGCGAAGAGCAGGCGTTACAGACCTCGATCGCCTTGGGGCCGGACTTGACGGCCCTGTGCAGCTGGCGAACGTTGAGGATGGCGCGTCGCATGTCGCGGGCACAGTCGGTGCACAGTCCGGCGCCGCAGGAGCAACCGGTCATGACGCGTGGTCCAGGTAGCTCGAGAGCAGGACGAGCGCGATCACGGCCACCGCGACCGGCGCCAGCGAGCGCCGCAGTCGGACCCGCAGGCCCGGCGAGAACACGGCTACGGCGCCGATCGCGCACAGGACGCCGGCGCCGAGGCCGACGACGGTGCTCATCCGTCGTCACCTACCGGGCCCGGCACGATCTCGCTGCACGTACACGGGAACTGTGCGCCGGTCTCGTCCTCGGACTCGGCCAGGCACCCGTACTCGCCTTCATGGAACAGGTAGGAGTGACCGCAGGCCGCGCAGTAATACGGGTTCACCGTGCATTCTCCTTTTCCGCTTCCGCCCTTGCCTTTTCGAGGCGTTTTACCGCGTTTTGCAGGGCTAGCGCGCGCGTCATGAGAAGGCTAGGCTGATGTACGAGCCAGCCGTGGTCGATCATTTCGGCGGCCCACCGCTGGTATTTCAGCTGGCGTTTCGCCTCACTCGCCAGCGCTGTACGTCGGTACTCGACGGGAATTTCATCTTCGTTCATGACCGCACGGTAGCACAGTACCCACGTATTGACGGTATCCGGTAATCATGCTAACGTCGCCGCCATGGATATCAAATTCAGGCCGCGCCTGACCAAAGGCCGCCACCTCAGTACGTTCGATGAGTACGGGCACTTCTGCCTGGTTGAAGCCGTGGGCTTCAATGTGGACGGTGTCGTGCACGACGAACACGCCAGCATCGACCCGATCCTGGCCGCCATGGCACGGACGCTGAACGACCGCATGTGCGCGCACTACTCCCACCCGGTCGCCGAGGCGTTCGAGTTCGTCGCGCCGACCAGCGACATCTGCGACGAATGCCAGGCCCGGTTGTGGGCGGTCGGCGAGCGGATCGCCGGCACCGGCCACGACACCTCCGACTGGAGTGAGGCCGAGCTCGCCAGGGTGCACGTGCACCTCGCGCTCCAGGCCGCGCGCGCCGTGCTGCGCCTGATCGATATCGCCGATCCGCTGCACAACCTCGCGTACGAGGCGATCCGTGCCGGGGAGGCCTGCCTTACCGCCGACGACGACACGCTGCGCGGCGACGCGCGCGAGGCCGCCTCGCGGTTGGAGAACAACGTGCACAGCGGTAACACGCCTGCCGCGTGGGCGGCGCACACGGCGGCTCACGCGGCCCGGGCCGCGGCCGCGATCGGCGGCGACAAGCTCGACGACGTCACCATGACGTACTTCTTCGCGAACCGGCGGGCCCGCGAGGCCATGGGCTACGCCATTGGCGCCGTCGCCGGTGACCCGCCGGCGGCCATGCGCGTGGCGCGGAAGGTGCTGAACGCTTTCGGGAAGGCTACTTCCCAGAAGGCACCCCCGGTCGTGTCCGACGAGGTCCACCCGGACGACGCCGGCGCCGCGGCCGCCGAGGCGGCCGAGCCCTGGGCCGCCGAAGCCGCCTACCGCGAGGCCTACGCCGAGGCCGCGCCCGTACAGATTCCCACCGAAGATGCGGTCGCGCACGGCGTCGATTACGTCGCCGCATTGTTCGACGCGGCACGGCAGCGGGCCGCGGACGCCCAGTATCGCCGGCCGGTGGTCGTCGAGCTCGACGCCGCGGCCGCCGCCGAGCTCAGCGACGTTGCCGACGAAGCTATCGGCCAGGTTGCCGCGCTCATGTCCGACCTCGAGCGCGCCGAGACCATCCTGAACGCGGTTGCCGCCTTGCACCGTCCTGTCGCCGCCTGGACGCGCCGGCGCCCGGACGGGTTCAAAATCGATATCGAGTACCAAACCGACTGCTGTGTGGCGTGCCGCGACGCCGAGGGCAACCCCGTGCCGTCGCCGTGCCCGACCATGGTCGCCCTGCACAGCTTCGGGGAGGCTTGAGCGTGGATGTCGACGAAGCGAATCGCGTCATTGATCGCCTCCTGCAGCTGCACGCGGCCGAGCAGCACATGCCGCCTGGCGGCGGGTTCGCGTGGTCGGTGTGCAAGCACTGTCGGCGCGAGGACGGCGGCCGCGTGATCATGCCGTGCCCGACCACGTTGATCGTGCGGGCGTCGAGGCGGCGACTGTGAGCCTGCTGGTAGCGCTCGCGCTCGCCGCGTCCATCTCCATGGTCGCCTTCGGCGGCCTCGCGGGATGCGTGGTCTACGCGTTCTCCAACGGCCGCGGCCGCCGGCGGCCCGGCCGCCATGTTGTTCGCTCTGGGCGAACAACGGTGTCCAGTCGAGGACACCGACCCTACCGAGGCGGTAGGGTCCCGCTGTAGTGCAACTGGTCTGGCGTCGAGATGTCTCAAGTCTCGGCGCCCGTTCGAAGCAAGACCCGGCTCTCCAACTGGGATAACTTCAGGGGCTCACTCTACCCGAACGGTGCGGCGATGGCGTGTCGATACGCCCGACTAGCGAGGTCGAAAACACACGGCGGCCGCTGGTCCGTCGCAGGGTTCACCCCCGACACACGAGCATTTGGAGCGACGATCCGAGCGCCGTTGTCCCCGCAAGGGATGCAAGGCAGGCCCAGGCGCCCTACCGCAGAGGTAGGCATGATCGGTCGGAGCGCCGGGCATTTCGAGATTCTCGAACGCTGCCGGCGCCGATCATGTGGAGGTCCCGCACACCCCGCCCTGGGCGCGCCGTAGCTGGCGCGCCGGCTTTCGGCTGTACTGCGTCCCAAGTAGACGATTACCCGAAGTCCCCCTCCGATCTGCACGTGCATATGCACGCTCCGTGATCGGAGGGGGCTTTAGCTCCCAACGAACCGCAGCATCCGATGGATGAAACGGGCATATCGGCTGGTAAACGGCCAGGAATGACGACGAACAGGGCCCCTCAGTAGGCTCGTAACCGCCGTATGGACGGACTCGCAGGACCGGCCAGGGGACACGGCAGAGGGCCACCGCATCACCCCGATACGGTGGCCCTTGTCTTGCACCCTGTTACCTGTGCCTTGCCATGTGGGCGAACGTGCCTCATAACCAGCCTACGTGGCCGCTGGGGCGGCCGCAGGCCCGCCTGGGCGGGATCATAGGTCGGTCCAGGACCTATCTTCGGCGCGGCGTGTGTAAAAAGAACAG